AAAACACTGAAATTCAAGTCTCTCCTGCTTGATTTCGGCAATGACTACTACACATACGGCAATGTGTTCAGGACAACTTACATGCCGTTCAAACGATTTCTGGTATGCGGTTCCTGCAAGAGCGAGATAGCCGTAACAAATTCTGAGTTTAAGGTTCAGAAGGGCAAGATCATGCTCAAGTGCCCCAACTGTCACGGATACAGGCAGTGCACCATGCATGACATAAACACCTTTGACCTTAAGCAGATACGCCTTGTACGCTGGGACCCAAAACAGATTGAACTGCAGAGCAACCCGATTACCGGCGGAGTGGATTACTTCTATGAGCTGCCTAAGACTTTCGTAGCCGGAGTAAAACGTGCCGACATGACGGTGTTCCGTGACACGCCTAAGATTTTCATTGAGGCGGCACTGGCAGGCCGCAACGTAAAGATGGGCACCAACTTCTACCATGCCAAGACTCCTGGAATGGCAGGCTTTGCGTCAGGATGGGGCATACCTCCGCTCATGACTACGCTCAAGGGCTACATGTACACAGCCGTACTCAGGCGTGCCTCTGAAGCCATAGGCATGGAGCACATCACACCCCAGCGCATACTCTTTCCTCAATCGGCAGGCACGTCAGATCCATGTGTCATGACCAACATGGACCGCTGGAAAAAGGAAATCACTCAGGCTTTGGAACGCTGGCGCATGGACCCTAACTACATCATGACAGCCCCATATCCTACCGGTGTTACTAATATTGGATCTCAGGGCAGGCAGCTCATTCCTACGGAAGAAGTGAAGGACTCACGCATGGAAATGGCCATGGCCTTGGATATCCCGCCAGGAATCATCATGGGTGACACTAACATCCAGAACTCAGCCGTAAGCCTGCGCATCATGGAGAACCAGCTTGAGCCCTACGTCCAGCAGCTTACCGATTTCATGAACTGGTTCATCGGTCAGATCAACAGTCACCTGAACAAAGAATACTGCGAAGTGGAACTTGTGCCATTCAAGCTTGCTGACGACCTGATGAATAAGCAGATGCTCATGCAACTCATGGGTTCGGCTGCGTCCAGGTCTACGGTGCAGGAAATCCTGCGTCTCGACCCTGACAAGGAACATGACCGCATGATCCAGGATCAGCTCTCAGACCACGATCTGCAGCAGCAGGTTGAGCAGAAGATCCGTGAGAAGGAGGAGAACATCGCAGCTCAGGCTCAGGCTGCAGAGCAGGATACGCCGCCTCAGTACGACCAGCAGAAGATGATTGCCATGGCACAGGAACAGGCCATGCAGCTTATGCAGGTACCTTATGAGCAGCGCAGGTCCATGATGGATCAGCTGCAGGCGGAGGATTATGTGATGTGGGCTCTGGTCAGCAAGCAGCTTGAGCAGATGCACAACCAGCAGGGCGGCCAGATGGCCCAGGCGCAGTAGGGCGGGAGGATATTGAAAATGGGCATTGAAACAAAAGACGTAAATGCGGCGTTTGAACTGTCTGATCCTACGGAAGCGTTGGCTGGAAGCCTTGGTGGTTCAACTAAAGGCAGTGTTACCGGATATCCCAAGGAAGCAGTGTTCCGTGTATTCGTCGGCTGCCTGAACGAGCCTGATAAACGAGCTGAGTATGAGACCATTCTGACAAGGTCGTTCAACTGCCAGAATGTGCTTAAGAACTCAGGGGACCTGGCCATTCACGTTCTACAGGGAACCTTTGACAAGGATGGCTATTACCACGTTGCCGTCCGGTACATCTATCTGCCGTAGAGGTTAAAATGATGCTTGAAGAAGTTGCCAAACGCCGAATCATAGAAGACCCCCGCAAAATCCGTGCAGCCATTCACAAACGTGTCATGGACGCCATACGCGCCAAGTTTCCTATACAGGGGCGTGAATACACGGCTAAGCTGCTGAACCTTGAAGTAAAATTTGAAGATCTGTCTCATGCAGCCCAGCGTGATCTTCTGACCTCACACCAGAACGCCTCCGATAAGGTTTACGCCGACATTGAGATTGTAAAGAATGACACAGGTGCTTCTGTTACTACGCTCAAGCACAAGCTAATCCTTAACATCCCGTACTACACCAACAGATACACCCTTATGCTTGACGGCAACGAATACTCGGTCGTCAACCAGATGCGCACCAAGTCCGGCGTATACACCCGCAAGCGTGGCAATGAGGAACTGGAATCCTCATTCAACCTTGAAAAAGGCGCGAACTTTAAGCTGAGCATGCAACCCAGCTCAGGCATCTTCCGTGTGTCCATCCTCAACTCAGTCCTGCCAGCCGTTGCCATCATCAAAATCTTAGGTGGCACATCAGCGGACGTGGCCAAGTACATAGGCACCGAACTTGCTGACCATAACTTTGCTGAGCTTACGCCTTCGCAGATGGAACGCACGCGTGACACGCTATACAACAAGCTGGTGCGCTACAGGTCACAGAACAGCGAAGACACGAAGCATGTAAGTGCGTCTGAAAAGGACACCGCTATCCGCGCCTACTTTGCAGGCACGAAGCTTGATCCTGAGACAACCAACATCACCCTTGGTTCGCCCAGCTATTCAGTCTCAGCGGTCACCATCATGCAGGCTATGAAGAAAGTCCTGATGGTGTTCAACGCCAAGGAAGACTTCGATGACCGTGACATGCTGGAGTTTCAGAAAGTATACAGCGTCGAAGACCTCCTCTCGGAAGTCATCACCAAGAACAAGGACATCGTCCACAAGTTCAAGCAGAAGTTGGACAAGTTCCAAGGCGATCCCGAGGAAGCCAAGAAAATCTTTGCTGCTGACATTATCACAGGGCCAGTGCAGAACTTCATCACAAACTCGTCGTTGGCACGCCTGCCGGCTCAGATCAATCCGATAGAGTTCGTTGACTCAGCTTCGATTATCACAAGGCTGGGTGAGGGTGCCATAAGCTCAGAAAGGGCGGTTCCGTTTGAAACAAGAGGCGTGAACTACTCTTACATGGGAACTATTGACCCCATAGCAGCCCCTGAAAGCTCTAAGGTCGGCATCGACGTACACTGCACCCTAGGAGCTATGAAAGGCGAAGACAACGAATTCTACAAGAGCGTGTTGAACTGCAAGACAGGGCAGACTGAGAACAAGCGGATAATTGATCTGTACGACAAATATGTAGGCTTCCCTGATCCCGGGCATAAGAAAGACAAGCTGCCGGACGACGACATGGCGGCCATATACCGTGGTAAGCTGGTGCACGTACCCCGTAAGAACCTGGATTATCAAATAGCATCACCGCATGACCTGGCTACGGTCACTGTAAATTCACTGCCGTTTATGCCAGCTAACCAGGGCAACCGCCTTCTGATGGGTGCCAAGCATGTGCAGCAGGCCCTGCCTCTTAAGGAGCCTGAGAAACGGCTTGTTAAGGCCAGCATGCCCAAGGGATACACCTACAACGGTGTTGAGATGAAAAGTACAGTGGATATGCTTGGCAAGTGGACGCTGCCCAGGTCTCCCGTAGACGGAGTTGTCAGCAAAATTGCCGATGACTACATCTATATCAAGGATTCGTCCGGTAAGGAGCATCAGGTTGACTATGAAAACAACGTGCCCCTGTCCACTAAGACCTTCCTTAACAACGACATCACGGTGAAGGTCGGTGATACCGTAACCAAAGACCAGCCTCTTGCCGGAAGCAACTTCAGCAAGGACGGCGAGCTCACCATGGGCCGTAACCTTACCGTGGCCTACATGCCTTACGAGGGCATGAACCATGAGGACGGCCTGATCGTGTCTGAAAGCTGCGCGAACAAGATGACTTCCGTGCATGCCGACAAAGTCACTCTTTATGTCACGAAGACCATGACGCTCAGCAAAAGCAAATTCGCCGCTGCGTTTCCGACCAAGTATACGACAGCGCAGCTTGCCAAGCTTGATGCCAGCGGCATGGCCAAGAAAGGCGTAGTCCTGGAGCAGGGCGATCCTGTGATCCTGGCCATGGAGGACAACAGTTCAAGCCGCATCAATCAGGTTCTGGGAATGCTGCACAAGAGTCTCAGACATCCGTTCCGTGACTGCTCTGAAGTCTATGACGGTGCATTTCCTGCCACTGTCGTAACCACGGCCTCCACAAACAGCCTGAAGACAGTTGTGCTTAAGATTGAGAAGCCCCTGCAGATCGGTGACAAGCTGGCAGGCAGCTACGGTAACAAGGGCACATGTGCCAAGATTCTGCCTGATGACCAGATGCCAAGAGACGAAAGTGGTAATCCCGTAGACCTGGTGTTCTCATCCGTAGGCGTCATTTCCCGTATTAACGCCGGACAGATACTGGAAAGCTCACTTGGCAAGGTGGCTAAGAAAACCGGCATTCCTTATGAGATCGAGAACTACAGCAAGGACGACTGCGTAAAGTTCGTTAAAGAAGAGCTTAAGAAACACGGAGTAAAGGATAAGGAAACAGTAACCGACCCCATAACCGGTAAGAAGATTCCCAATATCTTCGTAGGCGTTCAGCACTATCACAAGCTGTTCAAGACGACGGACACCAACTTCGCGGCCAGAGGCGTTGAAGGCGGCTATGACCAGGATGAGGCTCCTACTGGCAGTGGCTTCCACGGTCCCAAAGCCTTAGGCAACATGGAAGTCAACGCTCTCATGGCTCACAATGCCAGGACTCTGTTGAGGGAAGGAACTATTCTAAGAAGCAGCAAGAACCTCGACTTCTGGAAGGAGTTCCAGTCAGGCGGCAATCCCAAGATGCCAACGGAGAAGAAAACCTTTAACAGGTTTGTCTCAATCCTTAAGCAGGCTGGCATTAACGTAAAGAAAGAAGGTGATGTCCTCACGGCAATGCCGCTTACTGACAAGGACACGCTAAGTATGAGCTCAGGCGAGATCAAGGACGGGCTGATGCTCAACGCCAAGAATCTCAAGCCTGAAGATGGCGGACTGTTTGATGTGAACCTTACCGGAGGAACATCTGGCAGCAAGTGGACACACGTTAAGCTGGTGGAGCCTGTGGTTAACCCTGTGTTCGAAGACGCGGTCAAGTCTATACTCAAGGTGGACACCAAGCAGCTCGACGACATGAAGATCAAGGAGGGTGGCCAGGCTATACGCGACGCCCTTAATAAGCTGGACGTGGAGCAGGAGCTTAAGGCTGAGGAAGACAAGATCTTCGGAGGGAAAGTAGGGCGCGGTGAACTGGACAAATCTGTGAAGCGCGTGAAGTTCCTTCGCACTTTGAAAGACATGGACGTGAAGGCAGGCGATGCCTATGTCATGAGCGTGGTTCCAGTAACGCCTCCGGTTGTAAGGCCAATAGTTATAGGCATTTCAGGTGATGTAATGCACAACGATGCAAACGACCTGTACAAGGAGCTGATCATTCAGAACAATTCGTTTGCTAAGACCAAGAACTCAGACAATCCCACGGACATGGAGATAACCGACAACCGCAAGGCGCTTAACGACAGGATGAGCGAGCTTGTAGGCACTGCCGTACCGGTGAATCCCAAGATGCGTAACCGCAGAGTGCGTGGTGCGTTGGCCTTCTTATCCGGTGACGTGCCCAAGGAAGGATACTTCCAGAGCAAGGTTATCTACGGCAAGATGAACCTTACAGGCCGTGCTACAATCTCACCTGATACTTCGCTTGGCCTTGATGAAGTAGGGTTGCCTGAGAAGGCTGCCTGGGAGATGTACAAGCCGTTCATCGTGCGTAAGCTGTCGCAGATGGGCTATTCACCTCTTAACGCCCAGCAGGCCATTGAGGAGCATTCTCCGGTGGCCACCAAGATTCTGCATGACGAGATGGAGTACAGGCCGGTTATTGTAAACCGTGCACCAACGCTGTGGCGGCACGGCATACTGGCAGCCAAGCCTCTGCTGCGTGACGGCAAGAACCTGCGCATCAATTCTCTGTGGGAGAAAGGCCTGAACGCAGACTATGACGGTGACGCCATGCAGATTCACCTGCCGGTAACAGAAGAGGCAGTGGCTGAGGCAAAGAGCTTCCTGCCGTCCAAACAGCTGTTCTCTGACAAGAAGAAGGGCGACCTGCTCATGGCTCCTACCAACGAGCCAATCATTGGGCTGTACCAGGCCACGAAGAACATTGCCAACGGCAAGGCCACAGGCAACGGCAAGGTGCATAAGTACAAGAATGTTGATGAAGCTTGGAAGGATTACTATGCTGGCAAGCTGAAGATGACTGACTTTGTGGAGATAGGCTAAAAAATTACAGCAGTGCATACACTATTTAACAGTTGCACAGTCACACGTCCTTTGCCCAATGCTGCACTCATATAAGGCGGGCGGGACATGACATGGAAAGGTAGCCCACTTGCGAATCCCATTGCCGGGTATTGCAGGTGGGCTTTTTTAATGGGTAAAAAATAAAGATGACTTTTTAGCCATCTTTATTTTTATAAATTCAGTTTACATTAATGATCATTAAAGTAGTATAGACTCATGTTTCCGTGCATATCACGAGCAAATTCTGTGAGTGAGCCAATTTCAAAGTGCCCATTAGAAATTGAACAAGAGATGGACTTCACCTGCCTATTTTCCCGTGTCTCCTCAAAATTTGATGCAGCACACATCTCCCTTAAGCATTCACGCCAATAAGCATATTCTTGATCTGTCAAGTTTAGTCCAGAATATATAACTGTAACATTACGCATGATATTCTCCTTTA